GTTGAAACAATAGTATCGCAAGAGGCTTTGTTACGAAGGATAGATATTGATCTAACGGTAACAATAAAGCCAGAATTTTGTAAAGATCCCAATCGAATGGGTATTTACGAAAGAGATTTGGATTTAAGTAAGTTAGAAGGTCACGGTAAGTTAGCAAAGGAAATAGATTTTGGAGTCTTCGAGTTCCATAGGAAAGAAAAAGGTGTTTACACCGAAATTTTAGATTATGACCAAGTTTTGAACTTAATAAAACATACGTATGAACAGCATAAGGCGTTTTTGGAGGCTAATAAAACCTTATTTTCTAAAATGTACGAGAAAATTGAAACTACAGGGAATGTTTTAGTAGAAGACCTAAATGGGAATAAAACTTCAACTAAATTTGAGCACGATTTCCCTTTCCGTTATACAGAAATAGATTCGTTCAAGAGTACTGAGAATACCTTCGATTACGCAGAATATCCAGCGGTTTCTCAAATGGGTCAACCAAGAGAAACGCATTCTGAGACAGATTCTAATGATGGATTTGCTCCTGAACCTGGATCTGTATTAGAATATGATGTTAGAAGAAGGAATAGGATAAGGATTGAAAATTATGAGCGTGCTATGTTAGCTAAGTTATCTTCTTCAGAAAATACGTCTGTAGATCATAATGCCTCTGCTTCTGAAGCAGAGTCATATGTTACTGCTGAAAATATGTCGAGTTTCACGGAAGAGGATTTCAAAGAACAATTAGAGATGTTGGGTTTGAATCCTAAATTGGCGAAGAAGGTAAAACTAGCCTCGCCCCGGGAATTTGCCAATTTCTTTTCTGAAGATTTTCAATACAGGTGGAGTAGATTTCATACAAGTAGTTTTCGAAATTATAAAAAACTAAGAGAGCTGACAATACCCTATGTATCGGGTTCATTAGGGTGGTATACTGGGAAAGCAGAGTTTTTCTGTGCCGCTTATGCCAATCATAGTGAAGAGAATTTTGCAGTTTTGGTAGCTTTAAGTATGGGAATTAACCCAGAACATCTCACAATACCTTATTGCGATATTGAAATGCCTGTATTTAGGTCAAAAAGAGTTTTCAAAATACCAATGCTGGGTGTGATTTGGTCTTCTTTGGTAGAGGCATATGAATTTCTTAAGTTTAAAGGTAAGGAGTTTCTCTCTAACTTGGAATCGTCAGATGTTATAATTTTACTGGGTTCTATACCCACATGTTATTTGCTTTACAAGTTTTTCTTTTCTAGTAGTCCTTCAGAAGACACCTCTCCTCAATCAGGCGCTACGGCTTCTAGAGGAAATATTAAAACTAAGGTAAAATCTAGAACTGTTACAGAGCTTAAAGCAAAATTTGCTGCAGCGACTCCGCAAGGGAGAGATTTAAATGGAGACGATATAGCCAACAATATATACAAACATAATGTGTGGTCTATAAGATACTCTCCTGACGGTGGAGATTATACACACGCTGGTTATATTCTCGGAGTGAAAGGTCGTATAGCTATAATACCGAAACATTTTATAGCATCATGGACTCACGAATCTAGTAGTGATGTATTTTACCCGGAGATCGAGCTTAGATTATACTGTGGTGAGATACACAAGGCATCACTAAAGATGGGAGAATTAATGAATTGTACATATGATATTCATGTAGATAACTGTGATTTAGCATTTATTAAATTTCCTAAAGGATTTCCTATGTTTAAGGATATATCCGACAAATTTGTGGCCGAGAGAGATTTATCTCTCTTAACTTCTGAATTTACCTCTATGATATCTAGCCCACATAGGAAAACAAGTATTATCAGTTCACATAGTGTAGCCAACAAAATAAATGTTATCTACACAGTGGCAGATGAAGAATACTTTTTAACGCGCACGATTAAGTACCAAGGTTTAACCGAAGAAGGTGACTGTGGTGCTCCTCTTATCGCCAGAGTAGAAAGATTAGGAAACCGAAGAATTTTGGGAATTCATGTTTCCGCTTTGGATTTAGAGGGAATTGGATTTTGTACTATAGTAACGAAAGAAATTTTGGAGTTGTGCACGGACATTATTAATGAGACTTCCGATACCACAATCTTTACAACACCTCAGAATAGAGAAATATCTATTGAGAAAACTTTTGAGGTGTTAGGTGGAGATCCTGAAGGTAGAGTTAATCATACAGGTAGTTGGTCAGAAATTAGAAAGTCTCCCTTACATCCATGTCCAGAATACAACATTCCACTCACAGCTCCTGCTTTATTGCGTACCGTTGTGAGAAATGACGTTGAGATAAACCCTTATAGAGTTATGCTTGAAAAATATAAGTGTGAACCTGTGGTAGTAGATAAAGCTATACTTTCCAGATCTATTGAGGATTTAGAGAGTTTTCTACTAAATCAGAGTTCCAAGGGTCATGATTTTAGGGTTCTTTCTTTAACAGAAGCCCTATATGGAATACCGGGAAGTAGTATTAAGTCAATGAACGCCTCTTCATCAATTGGATTTCCTCTCAAAATAACTCATCCAGATTTAAAGAAAATTTTATTCTATCAACATGACCGAGATGAGTCTAACCCTGGTTTAAAAATCTTACAAGGATTGATTGATGATATAGTTAATAAATTTAAGAATAATGAACGCCCCTTGATTTTGTTTACGGACAATTTAAAAGATGAAAGAAGATCTTACACCAAGGTTTTGGCCGGTGCTTCTAGAGGTTTTAACGGTGCAGCTCTTGACTTTTGCACTTTATTCAAAATTTATTTCGGAACATTCATTGAATGGATGACCGATAACAAATTATTAAATGGATGTGCAGTCGGGGTCAATGCGTACTCACGCGAATGGCATACCATATACAACTTATTGTATAATAGGAATCCTGAAGGTGGGGATGGAGATTATAAGGGATTCGATGGATCTCTCCTAGCCGTAGTCATAAATGAAATCTCTGAAATGATAATAAGAATTATAGGAGACACAGATGAAGATAGCAACATGATTAGAAGAAAACTTTTTGAGGAGATTATGTTTGCCCGACATATTTATGGAGAGATAATTTATGAACAACACTCGGGTAACCCATCTGGTAACCCGTTCACGACTTTCCTTAATTGTTTATATAATTTGGTAGCTTTCCGATACTGTTTTTATAAAAATAGGAAATTCTGGTTTTGCAGGTTCTATGATTATGTTACTCTATTTGTTTTAGGAGATGATAACATATGGTCTATTTCACCCGCCATAGTGGATGATTTTAATCAACTTACATTAAGTGAAGATATGAGTTCCCTTGGTCTTAAATATACAACAGCCCAAAAAGATGCTGCTATATATAAGACACGCCCTATTAAAGACTTGGAGTTTCTCAAAAGATCCTTTCGATACAGCGAAAGTCGAGGTTTGTGGGTGGCACCTCTTCGCTTAGATGTTGCTTTAGAAATATGTCAGTGGAGCAAGAAAACTATGTATATTCCTATTTTTAAATCTAATGTATCTGAAACGTTAAAAGAAC